CCATTCTCAGGCGGTAATGTGATTTTGGAAGAAATCATGTATGACGATAGCGCAACAAACAACGCTAACTCTTATAGCGGATATGAAGTATTGAACATTGCACCAGATAGCCCTATTTCTGCTGCCCAGTTCAAAATCTCACAATATGCAGACTCAGTAACAATGTCTGGTTTAGAGATGTTACAAAACAGTTCTAAAGAAGCAATCATTGACTTGTTAGATGGTCGTATGCAAGTTTCCGAAGCCCGCTTGTTAAACCGTATTTCTGGTGACTTGTATGGTGATGGTACTGGTAACGGTGGTAAGAACTTGGATGGTTTGGGCGCTGCTGTTGCTGCCGTTCCAACTTCAGGCACTTACGGAGGGATAAATCGTGCAGTTTGGACTTTTTGGCAGAACCAAATCACTACAGGTGCTACTTCTGCAAACATTTTGGCTTCTATGACTACTGCTGCTATCAAGCAGATTCGTGGTACAGACAAAGCTGACTTGATTGTTGCTGGTAACACTATGTATTCTTACTATGTAGGCGCATTGCAGTCTATTCAGCGTATTGCTGCTGAAGAATCTGGCGCTGCTGGTTTTGCTTCCCTCAAGTTCTACGGTGGTGGTACATCTGCTGATGTGGTACTAGGTGGTGGTTATGGTTCACAAGAAACAGCTACATACATGTATATGTTGAACACTAACTACATCTTCTTGCGCCCACATAAGGAACGCAACTTTGTACCTATCGGTGGCGAAAGACAGTCTATTAACCAAGACGCAATCGTGAAGTTATACGGTTGGGCTGGTAACTTGACTACTTCTAACAGCTTCCTACAGGGCTTGTTGACAACCTAATAGACGGGGCGAAAGCCCTTTCTAACACCACATTATTTAAGGAAAATATCATGGCATATACCATTACCCCCCTATCAGGGATTGATTTAGTAGACATTCAAACTGTTGCTGAAAACGCATTAAACGGTGGCACAACTCCTACATTTGGCCCACTCGGTGCAGAAGTATTTGCTTCCGATGGTCGCCGTTATGTATGGGCAAAAGCTGGTGGAGCAGTTACAGCTAACACAGCAACTTGCACTATCAACGCTTCTACTTTCGTAGCTACTGGTACTGGCGGTACTTACCTAGCACCAACAACCACAATGGCTTCTGGCGATTATGGTTGGTTCTCAGCAGCTTCTGTTTAATAGGTTAATCCTCTTAAATTGAATATGTAGTAAAACTGGGACTCTCTCAAAAGGGGAGTCCCTTTTATTTTTTTATAACCCCCTAACCACTTAGGAGTATTAAAAATGGCAATAGAAAGCGATATTTCAGGCGCAGATGCAAGACTAGCAGTCCAATTCTATAAAAAAAGTCTTAAACAAGACATAGCTTCAGATGAAGCTGGCAGACCGATTTTTAAAGAATTTGATTTTGTAAGAATTATGATTCCTGGCGATAATTTGACAGAAATTGATACTTACGCACAAGACTCCCATAAACAGCGTTTTCCTCGTCAATGGGCGCATTATCAAAACCAAGTAACAAATCATGAGGATATTATTGGCACACCTTTAGACCAATGGCCTCAAGTTACCCGTAGCCAAGCCGATGAATTGCGTGGTCTTAAATTCCACACAGTAGAGTCTATTGCTGACTGTTCTGACCAACAGCTACAGCGTATTGGCATGGTAGCTGGTATGTCACCGCATAATTTCCGTCTAAAAGCTAAGGCTTTCTTGAATTTAGCTAATGATTCTGCCGAAGTAGCACATAGAGAGGCAGAATTGCAAGCACTTAAAGAAGAAAATGCTAAAATAACAGCAGAAACCGAAGCGAAGCTATCCAAAATGCAAGAACAAATGGATGCACTACTTGTTGCGGTTGCGGAAAAGACCCCAAAAACCCGTAAACCGAAAGTAGTAGAGGCTTAATATGTCCCAAACGATGCTTCAAATGGTGCAACAGACCGCAGCCGAGTTAAACTTGGCTGTACCGTCTTTTGTAATCGGCAATACATCACAAGATGTACAACAAATTCTTGCTTTGATGAATGGCGCTGGTTATGACTTGCTAAAAGAATATGACTGGCAAGCACTTCAAGTGCAGTATCGTTTTTATACAAAATCTATAACCGCCAACGCCACAACTGTCAATGGTTCGTATAACTTGACTTTTGAGGCTGGCACAGATTTAACTGGTGTTGATAGCCAATGGCAATTAACTGGTTATAACATTCCTCAAGACACTTATGTTGTAAGTGCTAATAACACCACTAAAGTAGTAATAATGAGTCAAATGGCTAGTGGTAATGGAGTGCAATCAGTAGTATGCGCCCAAACTGCTTATGACTTGCCTGCTGACTTTGAAACAATTACAAATAGAACCCATTGGGATAAATCTAAGCATTGGGAAATGTTAGGGCCAGAAGATGCGCAACAATGGCAATGGCTAAAATCTGGTTATATTTCTACAGGCCCAAGAGTACGCTGGAGAATACTAGATAATCAATTCCAAATATGGCCAGTAATGAATACCAACGAGTATTTAGGATGGGAATATAGGTCAAAAGGTTGGGCAAGAAGTGCTGCTGGTGCAATTAAAAACAGTTTTACTGCTGACACAGATACAACTGTTTTAGATGACCGTTTAATGGTTTTGTTTACCAAAATGAAATATTGGGGCATTAAAGGCTTTGATACTACTGTTGTTTCTCAAGATTATCAGCGTGTTTTAACAATTGCTAAAGCTAATGATAAAGGCGCACCTAACCTATCATTTGCACCATACCCAAGCAAAGTGCTTATTGGTTACGCTAATATTCCAGATACAGGCTATGGTTCGTAATGCTATTACAGCGCCCTAAACAAAATACAGCTAAAACTGCTTCTGTTCCAGCGCCTATTGGCGGTTGGAATGCTAGGGATTCCCTTGCAAACATGAGTCCTACTGACGCAGTACAGTTAGTTAACTGGTTTCCTACTCCTACCGATGTAACCATGCGTAAGGGTTATACCGTATCGTCTATTTTGACTACTTCTACAGGTGTTAAAACAATTAGTAGTATTACTTATGTAAATACAACAGCTACTTTAACAACTGCTACAGCACATGGTTTAACAACAGGAGCTTATGTGTCTATTACAGGCACAACACCTGCTGCTTATAGCGGTGTATTTAAGATTACTGTTCTTAGCACTACTACTTTTACTTATCTTTTAACAACTATCCCAAGCGGTAGTGCTACTGTAGTGGGAACATATTTAAACCAAGCTGCAACCCCTATTAATACGCTAATGAATTACACCCAAGTAGGCACTTATAAGCTATTTGGCGCAGCAGGCACAGATATTTGGGAAACTAAAGCTAACCCTGCGGTAAAAGTATTTAGCGGTATTTCTAGCGATAAATTGCAAGCAGTTAACATTACTAATACTGGTGGAAAATTCTTAGTAGCTTGTAATGGCGTAGACCCTGTAATGATTTATGACGGTACTGCATGGTTTTATGTAGCCACAACAACAACTGCTGCCACAATTAATACGATTGTTCGTACAAGCCCGTCTGCAACCGCAACTGTAACAACTGCAACAGCGCATGGATTAATTACAGGCAATAGAGTTACTATTAGCGGTGCTTCTGAAAGCACTTTTAATGGCACTTTTGTTATTACAGTAACAGGCGCAAGTACATACACTTATACATCTACAGGCACTTCTACAGTCACTTCTGTAACAGGTTCTTATACAACTATTGGTATAACTGGCGTAAACAGTAACACATTTGTTAATGTCAATTTGTTTAAAAGTCGTCTGTATTTCACGCAAAAAGACACTTTAAACTGTTGGTATTTACCTGTAGATTCTATTGGTGGCGCAGCCTCACCCCTTTATTTTGGTGGCATTGCCCGTAATTCTGGTTACTTACAAGCAATGGGTACATGGACATTAGACGCTGGACAAGGTGCTGATGACTATGCCGTATTTGTAACTTCTATGGGTGAAGTCATTGTTTATAACGGTACAGACCCATCTTCTGCTACAACTTGGGCTTTAAAAGGCGTATGGCAATTAGGTCAAACTTTTAGCCGTAGATGTTTTTTTAAGTGGTCAGGCGACCTGCTTTTGCTTACTCAAGATGGTTTAGTTCCTCTTGCTTCAGCGTTGCAATCTAGTCGATTAGACCCTCGTATAAATTTAACAGATAAAATTTATTTTGCGGTTTCTCAAGCTGCAAGTCTTTATTATGACCAATTTGGTTGGCAAATTAATTATTTTGCTGGCGAAAATATGCTAATTTTAAACATTCCTATTTCTGGTGGAATGGAACAATATGTAATGCACACCATTACTAAGTCTTGGGCGAGATTTACTAATATTCAAGGGTATTGTTGGGAAGTATCAGGCGATGCTGATATGCACTTTGGAAGCAATGGATTTGTAGGAATTTTCTATTCTGCTACATCTGATGATAATTCAAATATTGCTGCAACTGCACAACAAGCATATAGTTATTTTGACTCACCAGGTCAATTAAAGCGTTTTACTATGGTTAGACCAATTCTTCAATCTTCAGGCGGTATACCAAGTGTTTTATGCGGTATTAGCGTAGATTTTGATACTCAATCTCAATTAGGTGCAGTTTCATTTAACCCAAATACTCAATCTGAAAGTGCTTGGGATGCTGCAAAATGGGATGGAAATGTTTGGGCTGGTGGACTTATTACCACTAAAATTTGGCAAGGTGTCACAGGAATAGGTTATACAGGCTCTGTAAACCTTAATGCTGCTAGTCAAGGAATTGAATTACATTGGGCTTCTACTGATTATGTTATGGAGGCGGGTGGCGTAGTTTGAGGAAAGTTACTACTGATAATCAGAAATATATGGGGGATTGGTTAGTGAGATTAATGAACCATCCACTACCAGAAGAAACAGTATGTATAGGTCAAGAAATTGACGGTAATTTAGTAGCAGTAGTAGGGTATTGTAGTTTTATGCCAAAAGCGTGCCAAATGCACATTGCGGCAGTAGATGAAGTAAATTGGATGAGTCGAGATTTGCTGTGGGCGGCTTTCGATTATCCCTTTAATATTCTTGGAGTTAGCGTTATAATTGGGCAAATATGTGGCAGTAATGCAGATGCCCTAAGATTGAACCGACACCTTGGTTTTAAAGTGATAGCCGAAATCCCTGATGCTCACATGGATGGTGACTTAGTGATTATGGCTATGAGGCGTGAAGATTGTCGATTTCTCGACATCAAATGCCCTTTAAGGACAGCAAGAGGAGAATGACATGGGTGGTGGTGGATTTTTAGGGTTAGGCCCAGCGCCAAGTGCGCCAGCAGCGCCTGATTATAGGGCAGCAGCACAAGAAACTGCACAAGGCAATCTTGAAGCGGCTAGAGCCGCTACTGCTGCCAATCGTGTAAATCAAGTCACACCTTATGGTAATTTAGACTATACCCAATCTGGTACAGACCCATACGGCAATCCTACTTGGACTGCTACTACAAGCCTTTCAAATGTAGGCCAACAATTATTAAACAATCAAAATCAGACTTCTTTAGGTCTTGGTGGAACAATTAATGCGGCTTTAGGTCAAGTGCAAAACACAATGGGTCAAGCATTTAACCCTAATTTGCCTTCTACTGGTATGAATCCTGGGCAGTCTTATCAAGACGCTTATATGCAACGCCTTGCTCCACAACTCGCACAAAGTCGTGAGTCTAATACTGCACAATTAGCAAACCAAGGCATTGCCCCAGGCACACAAGCCTATGAAAATGCTATGCGTCAACAAGCCATGAAAGAAAATGATTTGTTATTGGGTGCTACTACTCAAGGTTTTGGTGTTGGTCAACAAGCAAATCAACAGGCTTACAATCAAGCACTTACAAATTACAACTTACCACTTAATACATTAAGTGCATTGCGTACAGGCGCACAAGTGCAAAACCCATCATTTGTAAACTCTGCACAGCAAGCAACAACTAGTGGTGCTGATTTATTAGGTGCTAGTCAAATGGGCTATAACGCACAAATGGGCAATTTTAACGCCCAGCAAGCAGCGCAACAAGGCATGAATAGTGGCTTAATGTCACTTGGTGGTACTTTAGGCGCAGCAGCAATCATGTCTGACATTCGCACCAAAGAACATATTAAACAAGTTGGTTTTTTACCTAATGGTTTGTCTGTATATGAATACGAATACAAGCCAAAATGGAAAGATAAAGCTGGTCATGGCAAGTTTATTGGTGTTATGGCACAAGAAGTTGAACAAGTTATGCCTGAGGCCGTTATTACAAGACCTGACGGTTACAAAATGGTTAATTATGGAGTGTTAAATGGATAACAATTATTTCACTCAAGTTGCGCCATATTTTCAACAACAAGACCAAGGCTTAAACCCTGTTTTTCAAAATATTGCACAGCAACAAGCTAATCAAAATGCTGCGCTTGCACAACAAAATCAACAAGTGCAACAAGCTGGTCAAGTGCAAAAAAGTGGTGGTAGCATGAACCCTATGTCTATGGCTGCTATGTTAAGAAAAGGTAGCGGTGCATCTCCTATGGATAGGACTGCTGCGTATTTTGGAACTTCAAACACTCCTGAAATGCAAGCGCAAGTCAATCAATTAGGTAGCAACACTTGGAATCCAATGAGTGATTACAACATGGGCACTAATGGCTGGGGTAATTACGGAGAATAATATGGCAAATGAATTTAATCCCATGCAAGCTGGCACTATGTCGCCAGAAGATTATGCCCAACAGCAAATATTAAATCGCCAACAACAAATGGCTGCCTTGTTAATGCAACAAGGAACACAACAACCACAGGGTCAGATGATTAGTGGTCGTTATGTGCCAACTTCATTTTTTCAAAATATAGCCCCTGTAGCTAATATGCTTACTGGCGCTTACCTTGCTAAACAAGGTGACACAGAAGCTGCTAAATTAGCTGAGAAAATTCGTGCAAATAAAAACGCATCAGAACAAGCAATTCTTAACAAAGTTCTTGGAACTCCTGACCAAGTTACAGAAATGGCAGGCCCATACGGTCAAGGTGTAGGAAAAGCTGGTGCTAATGTGCCTATGCCTATGGCTGTTCAACCTGGTGCTAAACCTGATTTAGCTGGTGCTTTGCGTGAAATTTCATCTCCAACAAATTATTATGG